GCTCAATAGCAGAAAAGACAGGGAATGTCATGCGACTCTCGTTAAAAAGGCAAAAAGCTAGGACTCCTCCTCCCTCAGAACTCCGGTCCCTGTAAAGCATAACGGGGAAGACGTACCCGTTCTTGACAAAAGTGTTTGGAGAGAGGTCCTTACCTTGATACCAAGTGGGGAAGTTTAAAAGAATGACACTAGAAGGGTTGGAGCGATCTTCATCGGAAGATTCTCCGTATATACTCTCCAAAGCTTCATCAAAGAAATCATAGAACTCAGGCTCCTCGTCTTCGGAAACGCTCAATGTGTAGTAGTATCCATCCACTATAGCGTGAACAGCCTCAGAAAATCCGGGGAAGTCTTCCCTCGTCAATGGCTCAAAGCTTTTGCCGTCTAATGTTCTCAAGACCAAAACAGAGACCGGGTTCATAGGAATATGATACCACGAATCAAGGAAATAGGTCCCCACACCAACACGGTGGTAATAGGTGGGGAGCTTTCCTCCTATAAATCGGGCATACATAAGACCCATAAAACTTTGCCTAAACCCCAGAACCCTAGGAGCCCCAAGCCGTCCCTTGATCTGATCACCTTCCCACCTTCCCTCCATCACATTACTAACCATATCATAAACCAGTTGACTTGTCAATAGCTGTCCAAGGGGAAACCACAGAAAATAATGGCCGGATTTCCCGGCCATTGGGGAACTTAGTGGGCTATTACTCCTCTTCTTCTTCCTCCTCGTCCTCTTCCTCCCAGTAGTCCTCCTCCTCGTCCTCCTCGTCCTCTTCCTCCCAGTAGTCCTCCTCCTCGTCCTCTTCCTCCCAGTAGTCCTCCTCCTCGTCCTCTTCTTCTTCCTCGTCCTCCCAGTAGTCCTCTTCCTCTTCTTCCTCCTCGTCCTCTTCTTCCTCTTCCTCTTCCTCTAGGTCCCCCTTCCCTTCATGATCCCCAAGAAAGCCAGAAAGAAGGTCGCCTACCGTGCCGATGTAAAGGTAAGAAGGAGAGCGGACTTTGCCACTTTCCTCTCCTCCTTCCTGGTCTTTCTCAGGAATGGGGCTACCAGACACCAGGTAAACTTCGGAAGACATAAGAAAACCAGGAACGTCCTTGAGGGAGGACAAGAGGCTGAAGAGCATGGCGGATATTTCTTTAACCCTCCGGGAGAGTTCCCTCCTTGAAAGGGAGGAAGGGGAATGCTGGGAGGGGACAAGAATCCGAGAGCCGAAGTTAAAGGACTCAGGAACGCCCTCAGGGTAGGGTCCGCTCATGCCTCCTGAAACTTCAACGAGGAACCAGAAAGGAAGGCGTTCAGAGCCCGCCAAAGAGACGAAAGAGTAGGAGTAAGAGTGAGAGTAACGAGTATAAGAGGTAGAGTCATCCCCGTTGTTCATGGGAAGGAAGAGGGTAGCCCGGAAAGAGCCGAAAGACTTATAACCTTCCCTGGAAGGGGAGGGTTGCAAGATGGAAAGGTAAGAAAGAGCCCTATCAACGACCCTCTCACCAAGGAAGCTAGAGGCATCGGAAACGTCAATGTCCTTGACGTAATGGTACATGACGGGCACGCCAAGGAAGTCCGACTTCCCAATAAGCCTATAGCCCCTCTGGACAAGAACCTCCTCCTCAGGGATTGGAGCCAAGTTGCCCAAGTTGCCGATGACCTTCGCCGCCTCTTTCGTGTTCGTTAGCTTCTTCATCTCCATCACCTCCAATATCAGGGTAGCACAAACACATTGACTTGTCAATAGAGTCAAGGGATTGAAGAAGAAAGAGGACCAGGCTTTATACCTGGTCCTCACTAGGGCCTAGGGAGATTAGACGATCTGAATCTTTTGGACAAACTCAGGAGCTACGGTCTCAAGTCCAGCGGCGTGAGCCGTGACAAGGTTTTGCAACATTGGGTTGGGGGATGCGGAGGCCCTTACGGTCATAACAGGCAGGAATGGGGCGTAAACTATGGGAGCTTCAAACCAAGACTCTCCACGGTACCCCACAATCACGGTGTCATCAGGGAGAACAGAGGGGGGAGCGTAGTAAACGGGGGTGCCGTCCCAGTACCCGATCAGGTAGGGACCCGTGGCATGCTTGGGCTGGCTACGGAGGCCGAGCGTGGCGAGGACGACACGACCACGAACCCCGGTTACGATGAAGGACCGGGCGGCGGCACCGCTCCTCCGTCCGATTTCCGTTACCGCAGTTTCAATCATGTCCAGGAAGGTAAGACGATGCTCAGCGGCGGAAACCCCAGCAGGAGCGGTCTGAGACCAGGTCAGGGTAGTCCAGGTGCTAGCGGCCTGGTCAAGCGCACGCACGGCCCTAGACAGGACAGCGGCGTTTATCTGGGTTACAGCGTCATAGACAATATCCTCGGCGAAGAGGCGGCCAAAGCGTTGCTTGATCAGGTGCTCGGTTACAGAGGAGAACTGGCTGTAAATGGTGAAGAACTGAGTCTGAACAAGCTTGCTACGAAGCTCCCACCTGAATCCGGGCAAGTTGTTAGGAGATTCTACAAGGTTCTGATGGTAGGTAACTACGATGGGAGGAGGCGTTGGGCCGGAAACCAGGGAGCTGTCCAGAGTGAGAGAAACCGCCCCGGTATCGTAGTTGACCGTACCATAGAGCATGTTACCGAGGATGTTCCCCTCGCCATCGTCAATGGCCTTTGCGGTGGTGCCTACACGGATGCTAATGTAGCGCTTGCGCAAAGGACCAGCCAGGGTGAAGTTATAGGTGGTAGTACCAGTAGAGGTGGCTATGGTCTCGGTACGGACCTCGCTGTAGTAGTCGGGATCGGTGTTCAAAATACCAAAAGCGTTTCCAAGTTCATCTCCGGCGTTGATCCCTCCACGGGTCGTGGTAGCCACAAGCTTGCGGTAGTACACTATACCCGCTTCCTCGCTCAGGGGCTGAACAGAGGCCAAGTCCGTAATGGGTAGGGTGGAGTATTGGAGCGCTACAAGACCCAAACGAGCACGGATTATGTCCCCTAGAGCGTCCCTAGTAGTGGCATCAGACTCCAGGATGGGGAGCATGGACTCCCAAGTGCGGAGGTAACGACCCAGAGCTACCTTGTCGTGAGGAGTCAAGCTCTTCTTAAAAAGTTTCTGGCGGAAGTTTTCGGCAAGCTCCAGGTACTGAGAGTACTTGGGGTCCTTCTCGTAGCTCTTCGCCTCTTCCAACAACTTTCCTTCCAAGATGTCGCTTGATAGCATATCTTTTCTGTCCAAACCTAATAAGTCTGTAAACCTAGCAAACATTATAGCAAAATCCCTATAAATGGTTTTCTAGCCAATCCTTTCCAAGAGACGCTTAAAGATGTCAAGGTCAAAGCTCTCCATCGTTTTCACTTGCACGGCCTGGTCTTCCTGGTCCTGTTTCTCCTGATCCTCTTCTTTTTCAACCTCGTTTTCGTCATCATCTTCTCCTTCCCTCTCCACATTGGGCTCTTCCACCATTCCTAGGGTAGGTTGGCTATCTAGGCCCCCCTCTTCAACCTCCTCAAAAAGCTTATCCACAATCTCATTTAGGTCATAGCTCTCTTTATAGTTCTTCTTATTTCCTTTCTTATCTCCGCATCCGCATCCCCCACCACGGGAGCCTTCAGAAACCTCCTCAACCTTACCTTCCCTAATGAGTTGAAGGAGTTCTCCTACCGTCATGTTACCAACACGCTCAAGGTCAAGGTCTTCAAGGTCAACGTCATCGTCAGCGCCGTCATCTTCATCCACAAGGGCCGCCAGAAGAAGGGCCAGTAGCTGTTTTACTGTGAGTTCGCTTACATCATACTCTTCTTCGTCTTCGTCCCCAAGCTCCTCATCCTCGGGGTACTCCTCATAGTCATCATCGTCAGCGTAATGGTTAGACTCAAGAAGACGCTCGGCCTGTTCGTATAGTCGGTTAAGGGACTCAGAAAGCTCAGAAACGGGACCAAACTCCTCTTCAAGCTTCTTAAGCTCCCGGAGTTTTTCCCTGGCTTCGTGGAGTGGACCAAACTCTTCTTCAAAAGCGCTAAGATCGGAGAAGTAGGATACAAAAATCTCAGGATCAATGAGAGTCCCGTCCTTTAACCGGACAAGCTGTCCTTCGGAAACATCTACTACTTCAAAGTCTATGGAGCCGTGAAGCTCCTCATTGAGGTCTTTTTCTAGGGCTTCCTTTGTTCCAGCCATGCTCCTATTCATTATACACTACAAACCTAGTGTTATCCATCTTACCACAACATTATACCAAACCGATCTCTCATCTGAATAGCCCATCTATAAAGTCGTCTGAGAGCGTAGTTTTCTCTTCTTTTTTCTTCCCTTTGCCAAGGGAGGTTTCCCCTTCTTCCCCTTCGGATTCCTCAGGAGATGGCTCCTCAGGTAGCTCACCTTCTCCGGGCTCCTCTATCTCCTCTCCCCCCTCTCCTCCCAACGGGGAAGGCTCCTCCTCTTCCCCGAAAGATGTTTCTTCTTCAGGGAAAACTTCTTCTCCAGAAAGCACTTGTTCTTCGTCACCTTCCATAAGGGAATCTGTCTTTATCAAGTCCTCTCCCAAAGTCAGGGGGTAAAAGAGTTGGTTGAGAATCCTACCCATTATGTCAAGGTTAACATAGTCAGATGAGCGGTCCCTCACATCAGCTATGGACAAGATGGACCTTGAAATAGAGTCCATTACAAAAGAAGCCAACTCAAAGTAGTCGCCCATCTGGTTTTCAAGTATCCCAGATACCTGTATAGGGAGGATAGAATACTCTCCAGAAACACGGAGCTTCTTGTAAGAAATAGCTTTGGAGATGACAATCTCAGCCAAATCGGCGATGGCCGATCGTATCTCAGTTATCATCGTGTAGTACTGGGCCAGCTTGTTCCTATCTGGACCCTCGCCACCAGCCTCAGGTATCCCGAGATACGATGCTGGAAGAGGGATGGCATCGGCCAGGGCCTGCTTAAAGTAGGCTATAGTCTGTGTGTCTATAGGGTTAGGGCGAGGTAGTTCCCTCGGCTCAAGCGAGCCTTTATCTCCAAACAGGGGGATGACCCTCCACTTGGCTACCGAGGAAATGATGTCCTGTATGGAAACAGGTCCTCCCGTGGTATTTGAGGAAGTTTCCACGCTAGCGTTTAAAAGCCTCTCGTACTGGCGGGCTATGTCAAAGGCTTCTCCAACGTTGGTAGGCCCCTCAGGAAAACGAGCGTAAATAAGCTGACCAGCGGCTACATTGAGCACCTGGTTTATGGGCAAAAGAGTTTCTATAAGTCTGATGGTGTTTATAAGGTTAAGAATCTCAATGCCTATTATGCCTTGGCCTATATAGGCGTAAAAGGGGTATTCGTCAGACCCAATAACGGGTAGCTTTAGGGGCAGATACTTTATCCTAAAAATGATGGCTTTATCCTTCATTGACTCTATGTCTTCCTGGGTGTTTGAATAGATGACTATTTTAGACAGGGACCCCCGCTGATATACGGCACGCCAGGAAGTCTGGTCAATGAAGGTTTCGTCTATCTGGAAGTTTTCTTCGTCAAAGAATAGTAGATACTCGCCCAAGTAGAGAGTAGCGTCAAGAATCTCCTTAACAATATCGGAAAGACGAATCTCCTCTAAGGTTTCTATTATCTTATTCTTGAGCCTTTCGTTGCTAGCTTCAATAGAAACAGGAAGTCCCGCAGGAAGGTGGTTGTTGTCAACAAACTTGTAGAACACATCATGGTAAATGGATTGCTTAATGAGTCGGAGCATGTAATGGTCAGAAAGTGAGTCGTGGAAAGCCTTGACCGCCTTCTTTGTCTGTATAGATGGGAAAAGGGCGGAAGCCAGGGACTGGTTTATCTGGGCCTCGGAGACTTGGCTAGGTAAAGGGGTCTTGCTCAACCTTCCATAGTTTATGGGGGTGTAATAGGTCTTGGGCTCATCTATACTTAGTCCCAAGGCCATCCTTATCCTCCTGTCAAAGAGTTTAGGATTAAGTCTAGGGCCAGGGGGTGGGTACATACTCTATAGGATAATACAACACTATCTAAATCCTGTTAAGAAGGGACTCAAGCAGGGACAAGTCCCGGTCTTCATTAAAGTCCTTTAGCGAGTCCTTGGTCTCTTCTATCCTAGCATGGCTCTTGGACTCAATGGATACAGACTCAAGGGTTTCCGCATGGCGTTTCCTGACAGTCTTAGACATCTTGGAAGAGCTTTCTAAAAGTTTCTCTCTAGCAAGGGAAAGGTCCCATCCATTGGACTCCAGCACTCTCTTAGCTTTGGACGGGGAAACCCCGTTAGAGGAAAGAATACCAATCTTCAAGGACTTAACCTCCTCCTCTAGATACTTAACCTTATCTACCAAGGCTTTGTATCCCTCCAAAAGGAGGGAAAGGTCTCCCTGGGAAATCTGGACCATCTCGCCACCTTTGTTAGGAGGAGCGGCGGAAGGGCCTGCGTAGCTTTCAAAAGATAGAGATTCCTTTGCCTGAATCGCTCTACCCCCTCCACTAAGCTCAATCTTCTCCACCATTTGAGCAAAAGAGGCGAGGTCCCTTTCAGATAATCCCTCTTCTACTGGAGTGAAATCAAAATACGAGCCAAGAGTCTGCTCAACATAACCGTTATCTTGGTTATTGTTCTTCTCGTTGATCACTTCCATAAGACCTAAACCTACCTCGTCCCTAGAAACCTCGGAAACAGGGGACTCCTCTATCAGAGAAGGTTCATCGTTGATGAACCCAGAAGGAGGACCCTCGTACCCAGTAGATTCCTCATCACCCACTTCCAGAGAGGGGATAGACTCCAAAAGGCTTATGAAAAATCTCTCCCTTCCTTCCTCCATTTTCTTTATCTCGGGCAAGACGGACTCCACCACTTCACTTAGATTGGGCTTGGCTACCAGGAACCCTGGGTCAAGTACAACGTCAAAACTTTCTAGTATGTAGCTCTTAGGGTCAACTATTTCGTACCCATCACGGGTATATCCAGAAATCTTTCCCAAACCACGAGAAGACATGTAAAGAGGAACAATAGGGTTTCCCTCTTCATCACGGGCAGAACCGAGTACAAAGACCAAAGAGCCCATGGGAGTATTTAGGATATAAGACTTTCCATATCCTCGCCCATCCTTGCCTATGTAAAGCTTCTTCACAACGTGCGATGCGTTCTTGGGGTGAGCCGCCTCTTCTGTGGTGGGATGTTCCAAAGTCCCCACCATGGCCCTTTTGTCTAAAGTGGGAACAACCCTTTTCAAAGCCTCTTCCCACAGCTCCTTAGGATAAAAGCGTTTGTTTCGGGAGTAGCCATCGGGGACAAAATAAGGACCCTCTATTATACCCAGAACATTGTTCATTGACTTTCGGGCCTTAGAAACACTCTCCATTATTTTGTCATGGATCATTATGGACTCTGGGTCCACTTTTGGAGGTTCATTTAGGGGGCGCACATAAACCAAGGCCCCGTCAAAAGTGTCCTTTATAATATCTCCCATACTCAGATTATTATACAACACATGGGAACCTAAACCCCCTTAGACAATACCATAAAAGGAAGTTACACCGAAAACTGTATCCTAGCTATCTCCTCCTCAGTAAGGTTAGCCAAGGCCAAGAGGGGGTTCGCCTTGATCCTTCCTGAGTAAACGGAAGACGTAGCCATCCAAGTACTCCCCGCCACAGCATCGGCTCCGTCCTTAGAACCTCCAGGGGGGTGGTCTATCTTTTTCCCGTGCTCTATGAGGTTCAAAAGCTCCTCCCTGAGTCTAAGGACATTTGGTAAGACTATCCTCTTCTCATATATAGCCCTCTTCAGATTCAAGTAAGGATTCACATCCCTATCAACAGATAGTAGCTCGGACTTTATACCAGCTTTGTGTATATCTTGAAGGAGAAGGGCCGACTGATATCCGTCAGCGCTAACCATAGCGATTGGATATTTAAGCTTTTTCAGGTCCAAAATGAAGTCCCTTACCTTGTTTAGGGGAATCTCCTGATTAGGTTTGGCCTTGATGTAGATAACCCAGTCCACAAACAATATAGGTTCCCTAAAAACGGAAGACACCCCAGAAATCGGGTCCTCCCGAACAACCTCCGTGTAGTCCATAACAAAAGAGGAGGCTATTCCCACCAAGTCCTTTGTGAGCGCCAGGTCAAGGTGGATAAACCTGGGGGAACTGGGAACCATTGGGCTCTTGATTCTGTCTATGTTTGGAATGAGAAGAGATAGCAAAGAGGAGTCGTCATAGAAGTCAAGCTCAAGAACTTCCTTCTCTGTTATGTTCTTTCCAGTCATCACACTAGCCACAGCCTCAACGCTGGGGATGAGCTTGTGAGCGCCTTGAACAGAAACTCCAGCCAGGTCCCTCAGGGCGTTGTATATGTCTTTTTCAAACTCTTTTCTAAACTCCACCGGAACCCGGATGATCCTGGAATCGTCTAGGTGGTAGTGAAGTCTGTGGTCGTACTTATCGCCTATGATAAAGGGGTCTCTTGACCCGTCTCCAGCGTAAACATAAAAGTACTCTCCAGAGAGGTTGAGCTTTTCCTTCTTCACCTCCCATAGTGCGGCATCAAAGATAATAGTTGAGGGGTCATCTCGGCTTTTTTCTATGTGCACTTGTAGCGGGTCTGTGTCCCTCCTCTTTGAAGAGAGAAGCCACAAGTGCCCGGGGAAGTATTTTGACACTCCAAAACGGGACTTCATCCTTCGGAGGACGTTGGTATAGTTGTCATAAGCCTGATTAGCTACCCTATCTTGAAAGTTCATCTCGTCCATTATGGCCCCAAAAATGTGCTTCCCAATAAAGTGTTGTGGCCTTGAACCTACAGTCAAGTGTATCCTCTTAGGAAAAAGAGAATCATTAGACTTGTTCTTTTTCATCAGGCTTGAGAAGTAGGGAGAAGCGTTCCACCAGGATATAAGCTCATCGTAGATGACAGACTTAGCTAGGTTCATTGTCGCATTTATTATGGCGTACTGGATTTTTTCAGTCTTTACGATGCCAAAAGAACGGTGGGGGTCAGAAAGCATTGTCATCTTAGCTATATCGTAGGAGGAACCGATTTTGGCGAGAGTAGTCTTCCCGATACCAATGGCCCCGGTCGCTACAACTTCCAAATATGGGGACACAAAGGGATTGGGGTAGATAATACGAAGGGCTGACTTCCAGTACTCGTATACACTAGCCCCTCCCTCCAAAACCCCTCCTAAATACGCTGGGTCCGAAATAAACTCGTCTATATCAGGAGGAACTTGGTCGTATCCAAGGAGCTTTGATATTATGGAGTATAGCTCTCTTTTGCTCTTCCCCCTAAGAAACTCATCAAGGGTTAGGGCATCGTCTTTGTATTTATCCTCCTTCATCGCAAACCATTTTACCACGGGCAAAAAGCGGTAAAGGTAGAATGAAGTCAGAGTGAGGATATACCAGGAAACAATAAAGAGGTGGTAGGTAGTAAAGGAACCTAGGTTGAAAAGAGCGATGGGAACCAGAAAGGTAGCCCGTGATTACGACTTTATGAACACAAACAAGGTAAAGAGTTATACCACCTTTCCGCAAAACAGGGAGAAATAACAATCAGATAACCTGCTCCCTAACCACTACAAGTTCTAGGGAAAAGCGAACCAAGTCTGAGGACTGGTTTCCAGAGAAAGTCAGCATGCCCGAGGGGTATACCCAATAAGACCGAGCATGCTTTACTTCTCTGTCCCATCCAAATCGGTAGACATTTATAACTCTCACGCTTTCCGAAAGGAGGTTAATAGCCCCCTTAGTGGGAGGCACTAGCTCGTCCATCCAAGACCTAAATATCTCCAACAGGGTATATTTGTCATCGTCAAGGAAGGTGATGGAAAGTTCTTTGGAAATCCGGTCTTGAGGAAACCGGAACTGATAGTGTCCTATAGTTATCTGTCCATCGTTTACGTTTGATATCTTCTCGTCAACACTCTCTGCAGGAAAAAATCTGCTAAAGGGCTCAGGTATGTTAAACTTAGGGTCTTCAAGGGAAACAGCCCACCTATTGGAAAGAGCCCACTTTACGTTAGCTGAAGCTAGGTCGTTTACAGATTTAAGGAACTTGCCCATTCCAGGCATAATG